CCAGATGAGTTGTTATTTGCGCGAAGGCAAGATTGGCGATCTGCGCGAATTGGAACGAAAAGCACTGGTTTCGACAAGCGATCCCGATGGCGGCTACCTGGTTGACGATGAAATGGACACGGCAATAGATCGAATCGCCGAGACTATTTCTGGTATTCGTTCAATCGCCAATGTTCGGACGGTCGGTAATGCGTTGTATTCCAAGCTGGTTAAAATCCGCGGTATTTCTGGCGGTTGGCTGGAAGAAGACGGCACGAGTTCCGAGGACACCGGTGGCGATAACCTGCAATTCAGCAGAATCGAAATCAAGCCCGAGAAAGTCTATGCGGAGCCTTGGATTTCTAACGAAATGCTCGAGGACGCATTATACGACCTGGAAGCCGATTTGCTGATGGAAGCTGGTATCACCTTTGGCGAAACCGAAGGCCTGGCGTTTGCTGTTGGTAATGGTGTCGGACGTCCTCGCGGCGTTGCAGCTTATCCTACCGTCGCTAATGCGTCGTATTCGTGGGGCAATGTGGGCGTTATCTCATCCGGTGCAGCCGGTGCGTTTGCCACTTCGAACCCTGCGGATCAGTTAATTCAATTGCAACACGCGCTGAGGCAGCAATATCGAGTCGGTGCTAATTGGGTTATGGCTGATGCTACGCTTTCAACCGTTCGGCAGTTCAAAGATGGATCAGGTGCTTTCTATATGTGGCAACCTGATACCCAAGCTGGATTCGGGGGTCGTTTACTCGGCTCACCAGTTACCATCGATGATAATGTGGCAGTGGTCGCGGCTGATAGCCTGTCGGTTCTGTACGGCAATTTCCAACGAGCATACACAATCGTCGATCGGCGCGGTACCGCAGTCATTCGCGATAACGTAACCAAAAAGGGCGTCACCAAGTTTCACTTCTCTCGTAGAGTCGGTGGCGGTATCACTAACTTTGAGGCCATCAAAATCCTCAAGATGGAAGCATAGGAGATTATCGTATGCATGATTTACATAACAATATAGACGCCACGGTAGTCGTTACTCCGGTCGCGGTTGGGACAACCGGCACTGGTCAGACTGGTGGCATTATCGATACGCAGGGATATGGTGCTGTTGAATTTGTCATTGGTGTTGGCGCTATCACGGCCACCAATGCGGTATTCTCGGTGACTATCCTGGACGGCGATGTAACTGGTACTTTGGCCTCGGTTGCCGATGGCGATTTGTTAGGAACGGAACTCCTAGCTGGTGTTGCCGCAGCGGTTCGGGTCGATGGTTCGACCGAGAAAGTTGTTAAACGGATTGGCTATAAAGGGATTAAACGGTATGTGCAGGCTAATATTTCAAGCACTGTCACTGCTGGTACTCCTGTTTCCATATCGGCGGTTTTGCACTCGCCTAACGTGGCACCTGTAGACAACCCATAACCCCAAAATAGGTCGGTCCATCCGCCGACGCCGTGAAACTCGGCACTTTTTAAATCGGATGGACTTATTCTTAACTTAATCAGGATGGTGATATATGAAAAATCAAAATGTAGCGCTCGAAAGGCAAACCGCGAAAAAACTCGAAGAAATCAGGCGCGATCATGTCGCGCGGTACGAATGGGTCAATAGCCAAATCGATGAACCAACAAGTATCATTGATGCTTGCTGTGGCGTTGGGTATGGCTCGAATATCATGGCGAAAGGCGGTCATACAGTAGTCGGTATTGATATTAGCGATGAAGCGATTGGATATGCGCGAAAGCATTGGAAGCACCCGAGGATTCAATTTGCAAAATCCGATTTATCCAAAGGCATAAAAAGAAAAGCGGATTTGTTCGTAGCATTTGAATGCATCGAGCATATTAAAAACCCCAAGCCAATGCTCAAGGCATTTCGTGAATGTTCCAAAGTGCTTTTCGCTTCTGTGCCGAATCAGGATGTATTTCCGTGGTTCCCCGAGTTCTCTCATCATTACAGGCATTACACCAAAGGCCAATTCAAGGCGCTTTTAAGCGAATGTGGTTGGGACGTTGTTGAATGGCATGGTCAGGAAGGGCCGGAATCGGAAGTCGAAAAAGATATAACCGGCAAAACTTTAATCGCTATGTGCGTGGCTGGTAAACAGGCGGAATCACCAACTTTTCATCCAGTGGCAAAGCCTGCAAAGGATAAAGTCCCAGAGCACGTATGTATTATCGGCCTCGGTCATTCGATGGCTGAATATACGAATATCACAAGGCGATTAGGTAGTCGTCATCGATTCTGTGATGAAACATGGGCCGTGAACGCATTAGGATCGGTTCTACAGTGCGATAAAATCTTCCACATGGATGACGTTAGGATTCAAGAAATACGCGCCAAAGCATTACCAAAGTCCAACACGGCCGCGATGCTAGAATGGATGAAAAAGTCAAAAATCCCGATAATCACGAGCCGACCGCACCCTGATTACCCATCGACAGTCGCTTTTCCGTTGGTTGAGGTGTTGAATGAATTTGATACTGGATATTTCAATTCGACGGTTGCTTATGCGGTAGCCTATGCGATTTGGATCGGCGTCAAAAAGATCAGCTTATTCGGTGTGGATTTTACCTATCCAGATGCCCACGATGCGGAAAAAGGCCGAGCATGTGTCGAATATTGGCTAGGAATGGCGGCTGAAAGAAAGATTAAATTAGTCATACCCAAAATGTCTACATTACTCGACGCGCTACACACGCAGGCCGAGCGTTTTTATGGTTATGACACCCTTGAACTGAATATCCATCAAACCGAGGGCGGCAAAATCGAGATTGATTTTACTGAGCGTGAAGAATTACCCACCGCTGCGGAAATCGAGGCAGCTTACGATCACCACAAGCATCCAAACCCGTTAATGGTTGAAGTAAAGGACGTGGGGGTGACAAAATGAGGTTATGTCACTTTGAAGCCGGACTTTACCAACCTTTTTTCCTGATGGCCGGTCCATGCGTGATTGAATCCGAGCAACTGGCACTTGATACCGCTGGGACGCTAAAGGAAATAACTGACGATTTAGGGATTAACTTTATCTACAAATCGTCGTTTGATAAAGCGAACCGGACAAGTTCGGGGTCTTATCGCGGATTGGGCGTTGAAATGGGCTTAAAAATACTCGATAAAGTCCGTATTGATATTGGTGTTCCAGTTATTACGGACGTTCACGAATATTCACCGCTGGATGAAGTTTCTAGCGTCGTTGACGTTCTACAAACCCCCGCTTTTTTATGTCGGCAGACTGATTTCTTACAGAATGTCGCAGGATGCGGCTTGCCGGTAAATATAAAGAAAGGCCAATTTCTAAGCCCGTGGGAAATGCGCCATGTGGCTGCAAAAGTTAAGTTTAATGAACAAATCATGGTCTGTGAGCGCGGCGTATCATTTGGATATAATAATTTGGTTAGTGATATGCGTTCTCTGGTCATAATGCGCGAAACTGGTTGCCCAGTGGTATTCGATGCAACGCACTCTGTTCAGTTGCCCGGTAGTGTGGGTGATAGGTCTGGTGGCAATAGAGATTTTGTTCCTGTGCTGGCTAAAGCGGCAATTGCGGTCGGTGTGGCGGGTATATTTATGGAAACGCACCCAAACCCGAAGGAAGCGAAGTGTGATGGCCCTAATTCTTGGCCCTTATCTGATATGCGCGGGTTACTTGAAGTATTAAAATCGCTCGATCAGGTTACTAAACGGCGTTAATCAACGAGGTATATGATGGCAAAGTATAAAGTTTTGAAGGATTTTTTAGGTTCGCCCGATGGTTGTCGGGTAATCGCTTATAAAGTGGGACAAGTTCTCACAGTGGGCACGGAATTTTCGAGTAGTCTGGCCAAGGTCGGGATTACTGAAGGATGGGTGACTAAATTTCTCGTCGAACCGCAAAAACCTGCCAAAAGTAAAACTGCGAAGGCGAAAAAGTAAATGAACCTGATACGCACTGTCGATGCCTCAAGTGAGGCGCTATCTTTGATCGATGTTAAAAATCAGTTGCGGATAGCCTCAAGCACGGCTGACCATCATGCTTTCAGGCACTTCATCAGCGCGGTCAGGCACCGCACCGAAACCTTTTTGGGTAAAACACTGATTACAAGCACCTGGGAATATAAAATCGACTGGTTTCCAGATGTAATCTGCCTTCCAATGTCGCCGGTCCAAAGTGTTACGACTATCAACTATGTCGATACCGACGGTGCGACCCAAGCCTTCACCGATTTCCAGGTTGATAATTCTGGCCGGTTAGCGCCTGCTTTTAGCTTTAATTGGCCGAGCACCAGACTGCAATTCGACGCTGTGACGATCACTTATATTGCCGGAGAATTGAACGCTGGCGAGGTTCAGGATGATATTAAATATGCAATGTTGTTATGGATCGGTGCTTGCGATATTGCCAGGGAAAATACTGTAATCGGTGCAGGTGTAGTCGTTTCTCAAATCCCAGACGGCGCGGAAAATATATTAGCGCCATATAGACGGCTGGTTTTATAATGCGTGCGGGTTTGATGCGGGACCAGGTGACAATCGAACGCAATACTCCGACCATAGGCTCGACCGGTGAGGAAATCGATAGTTGGGCGACTTATACAACCACCTGGGCGCATATCAGGGGGTCCGGTGGCGAAGAAAATATTAAAAACTTAATGATGCGAGTGAGGCAGCAGGATATTCTGCATACAGATCGAGTGGTTTTCGGCACGCGCATATTTGATATTGTAGACGTTAGGGATAGCGATGGCATGGCACGCGATTTGGTAATCGAGTTGCGTGAGGATACAAGAACATAATGGCGAGTAAAGGACTATTCGATCTGAAGTTATTGGGCGCTAGAAAACTCGAAAAAAAACTCACTAAACTCGGGAAAAGGGTCGGCAAGCAAGTAATAAAGGAAGCGTCAAAAAAGGCTTTGGAGCCAGTCAAAAAACTGGCGAAATCGCGTGCGCCGGTCGATACTGGTAGGTTACAAAAATCGATTAAAATAGCGGTATTCAGCGCAAAACGTGGAGAAATTTTCGGTGCACAGGTTAGAACTGGAACAAGGAAGCAACTCAGGATTCCAACAAAAGCAAAATATTACTATCCGGCAGCAATAGAATATGGAACTCGGTCTAAAGCACCGCAGTCGTTTTTAAGGTCGGCGATGGGCGACATGAGACGCCAGGTGATAGGCAGTTTTAGTAAGATTTTGAAAAGGGTTATAG